CCATAGTCTCAATCAAGTTACCATGCTCACCTACAGCCACAGGATTGTCTAGGTAGTTCTGCACCTCTGCCTTGTACACGTCTATCTCAGCGTTGTACAGGCGCTTCATGGCGCTAATCTTTGTGTCTATCACTGTATCCGTCCTCCAGTAATTGTTTGTACTTGTTCAGGTACTCCTTGTAGCTCAAGGGTGCTTCCTCTTGTTTGATCTTGTTGCTCATGTAGCTAGACCACATCTGCATACAATAGTTACTGAACAACATAATCTTGTCATCCTGTTCCTTATAGTATAACAGATAGTCAGGCCAATTGGTATACTTTTTTAGCTCAGGTATGTAGAACTTTGCTCTATACGCTGGGTGTTCATCATTGTCTTTCATGTCTTACCATTTGTTTATTATATTAGCCATTATAAAAAAACAAGTTAAGAAGTTAACTATAACAATAAAAGTTCTCAAAGTTGCTATAGCATCATCATGCTCCACTGTTTTATCATCACTAAAACTTCCTATAGTGTACTTCCAAATTGTCCACGCTTTACCCCTCACAACTTAAACATTCCCCTTCTTCAAGGTTGATCCTTGGTATCTTGACGTTAACATTCTCTGTATTTCTAGCCGCTGTAGTTCGCAAGTAATACATAGATTTGAGTTTGTTAGCTCCTGTCCAATGTACGCTATTAACATACTCCAGATACTCATCATGTACCTCCTGTGGCGCTGTAGCTGGTGGTGGTTCAAAGAACAGATTTACTGACTGTGCTTGGCAGACGTACTTCTGTCTTTGGTAGGCGTGTTCAATGACCCAAATCTGGTTAAGTTCAGGCGCTGTCTTAAATACTGCCTTCTCTTCTTCCGTGAGTTCCGGTATCTCTTTAACAGAGCCTTCAGCAGCAGCAATATCTTTCCACGTTTGATCGGTGTTGGCACCTTTCTCTTCAAGTAGTTTCTCCAAGTATTTGTTTTTAACTTTGTATGAGCCTGTTAAAGTCTTGTGCGTAAATACGTTAGCCCTTGTAGGCTCAATAGAAGGACTTGTTCCACCGCATATAATACTGCTACTAGCATTAGGGGCAATAGCAAGCAGATGGGAATTACGACGGCCACTACCAGCCATGTCAGGAGCCTCCCCACGGTCTCTAGCCAGACTTCTGGAAGCCACCTCAGATCTTTCTTTGATTGTCTTAAACGCTCTATTGTTGAAGCTGGAGGCGTACATTCCTTCAAAAGGGATTCCATTACGTTGAAGGTAACTATGAAAACCCATCGCTCCAAGGCCGACCGCACGTTCTCTATATGCACTGTAAGCGGCTTTTGCAAAACCTTTTTTATCTTCTCTAACATAAGACATAAACTCCTCTATGCTGTCTGCTGACACGTTCATACCTGTGTCTAGCATAGCGTTGTCAATGAAGTGTTCAATGATGTTATCCAACATGTTAATCATGTCAAAGATAAACTGTTCATCGTCCTTCCACTCATCAAAGTATTCTAGGTTAACACTGGACAAGCAGCACACTGCTGTGCGGTCTTCACTGGTTGGCAGTGTGATCTCAGAGCATAGGTTACTCTGGCGTACCTCCAGCCCCATGTCCTTCTGTGGCTGCGGTAGAGCCTCATTACAGCGGTCTAGGTTAACAATGTAGGGTTCACCTGTCTCTGCTCTGGTGTGTACTAGCTGCCACCACAAGTCCCTAGCGGATACAGTCTTGATAGCCTGCTTGGACTTAGGGTCAATTAGCCTCCAGCTATCATCAGACATGACGGCGGCCAAGAACTCGTCTGTGATTGTAATTCCATTGTGAAGGTTAAGGCACTTACGATTAAGATCACCCCCAGTAGTCTTTCGCATAGCGATAAACTCTTCCACTTCTGGATGGCTGATGTCCATATACGCTGCATAAGATCCTCTCCGTGTTACGCCTTGATTGAAGGCGAGCATCTGACTGTCTACGACATGCATGAAAGGTATGCTACCAGTAGACTGACTACCGTTAGCAGTTGAAACGCCATTACTTCTAACAGCACCCCAATATCCACCCAAGCCTCCACCTCCACTTGCAAGCCATATGTTCTCATCGTAGTGATCAGAAAGACCACGCCTTGAATCAGGAACATAATTGAGAAAGCAGCTAATAGGTAAGCCACGTGTGGTTCCCCCGTTACTAAGTATAGGAGTGCTAAAACCAAACCAGCCCTTGCTTGAGTAGTCATAAAGCCGCTGTGCAAGATCGAAATCAGTATGTCCTTGATACGTTGCACCATAGACGGACGCTCTGGCGAAGGCTTCTTGTGCATGTGTCTCATCTCCCCAGAAATACCTGTCCTTCAGTGTCTCAAGTGAGAACACGTTAAGGCTTTCTTCTCTGTCATAATCAATCTGGATACCTAAGTAATCCTGTACGCCTACCTTACTTGTCACTAGGGTTCTCCAACATATACTGCATTAAGCGTTCTTCATACCAACGTGCTTTACGTAGGTCTTCAATAGGCTTCTTCTTGTATCTAAAGCGCCACATGTACTTCATGGCATTACCACGCAAGTAACCAATGTACTCGTCATGTGTAAGCATCCCACGGATAGCGTCAATACATTCAAGGCCACCAGTATTGTAATGCTCCGGCTTGTCAACAGGGTCGTAGCTCTTAGCCATAGCTTCCTCAGAGAATCTTGGGTGGTGATTAGGTTCGTTGTCATCGTCATAGATACGGTTCCAAGCCTCAGCTATACTAGCTTTACTGTTGCGTAGTCTATCCCATTCCTCTGGTGTTGCATTATCAATGCTCATTCCATTCATCTCCATTTGTTTCTTCTTCAAACTGGTGCAGCCTGTTGATAAACTTATCCTCAAACCTATCCAGCAGTTCTTCAGCGGATATGTCCAGTGCCTCTAGTATATCATCAGCATCATACCGCTTCAATATCCGCTCCTTAATTTCATCCATTGTTAGTGACATGATCTACATACTCGTCAACTGTGTAAAATTCAAAACCTTCCTTGTGACACCACTGTCCCATCGTAATCTTAGAACCTTTCCTGACCTTCTTGTTGGGGTCTGACAGGACAAAGATTAACTTGATTGGCTTGATGCTATCACGTATAGACGTATACTTCTGGGTGTCTCCTGTCCTAAAGAATCCTTTAGTCTCAATGTAGTCACCCGTCTTCTTGTCCACAAAGTCTGGCTTGTACTTCCTGTGCATCACGTATGGTACATCATATGGCTCGTACAGATAGCGTTTCTTAGGCGCTGACTGTGCAAAGCGTTTCTCTAGTCCAGACCTGTAGATGCTCTGCTTACGTGATCTCTTGGACTTTAGGCTCATTGACTACCTCCGTTAAATATCTTGGGCCAGTAGAATACAGGAATGTACGTAGCTTAGGGTAGCAAGCATGTTTGAAGTGACAGTAAGAGCAACCCATAGCCAGCTTCTTGTTACCAGACTTGCCGTCAGGCACTGTGTCATGGCACAAGGGTGGTGGCTCCTTCTGCTCTACCATCTCCTTCACATGGATGATACGATCCTCAATGTCCTTCTTTAGAACCTCATAGACAGGAGCCTGCTTGTCCTCTAGGTCATACTTTAAGTAGGTCAGGTGACCATTGGCTTTGTCCATAGCCAGCCATCCTACCTGTGTCTCACCTTCAGACCTAGCGTATCCCTTGATCTGATCTATGTATCCAAAGGGATCATCAAATGCAAGTGAAGCGTCCTTGAACTTCTTGAATCCATAGGTACTGGCAGACTTAACGTCAGTGACTATGCCGTCAATCTTGCAGTCCATGCTACCTGAGATACCTTGGACAGTAGCCTGTGCCTGCTCATGTGTCACTGTGTGACCAGCCAAGCGTACAAACAAGAGCAGCATCTCTTCAATCAGATGTCCGTACATAAACTTCACAAGAGTGTGAGGCTGCATCTTTTCCTTTGGGCCTACATTATTGTAGTGATTCCACAGGAACCTATCAGTCTTACCGATGTTAGACATGCGTAGCTTACGTGCATCAAAGCTACCACGCTGGGTAAACTCCTTACGCATAAGATCCTTACATGCCTCACCAAAGTCATCAATGATCTGCTCTGCATCCACTGACTTGTCAGGTGACTTGAACTTCACAAGATCGTAGATGTCATCTATCAGTGTGTTAGTTGTTTTCATTGAAGTATCCCTCCAGTATTTCAGTAGCGACAGGGTGCTGAATGTAGAACCACTCGCCCTTACGTTCATGTGACTGCGCTAGAAGCTCATGTGCAGCCTTCTCAGCGGTTCGTCGGTCATCAGTATCATATGTCTTAATCAACTCATAGTCTCTGTAGGGAGAGCTAGTCTGATACTGCTTGAGCCTATCCTCTGCGTCCACAGCCATCCCTACCTTGCACCAGCCGGGGAATGCTGGGTTGACTATAATGTAGACCTGTCCTTCTTTAGCAGTCTCATAGTTCTTCAAGGAACTAAAGGCTGCATCCCCAAAAGACTTGTATCGTCCCGGCTTGTGCAACGGGTGTGTTACTGGCACGTACTTACCGTTAACAAACATATTCTTAAGGGCATTCCTTCTGGCTCTTTTCTTAGCCGCTTCAGGAGAGTCCTTATAATAGTAAGGCTTATTTGTTTTAGGGTTAATGCTAGTGAGTGTCTGCCCAGCTTGTTCCAACTTGATATTCTCCTGTGAGTTTGCAGTTGAGTCCCAGTTCAATTCCTGCTGCTTCCAAGCAGGAGACTGCAAGTCTTCCGTACTTATCTGCTTGGGATTCTCTGACTTCTGCTTGGACTTCATCATGAATGTTTCCTACAAAATAATAATCTAAGTTCCATAGTATAGCATACTCCTGTAATAAACACAAGGCTTTTTTCATAACGATTGCACCGGCACTCTGAAGTAATGTATTCAGTGCTGCGTGTTCTGATCGTATGTGTAGTTTCCTCCCGTCTAACCCATTGATACAGCCTTGGGTCGCCTCTTCTGCAACTCGTCCTTTAAGATCTGCATATGCTGGGAGATTAGACATAAATCGTTCTCTAAGCAGCTTACCAGCACTTGCGCCTCCTCCTGCCACCGTACCAAGTTTCGCATCTCCTGCTCCGTACAACAGTGCGTAGATGAAAGTCTTTGCCTGATCTCTTGATTCAAGTACTGCAAGCTGCTGGTTAGCAGTGTGTATGTCTCCTCCAATGACCTCATTTGTATAGTCCTCATCGTCCATGTAGTGAGCCAGCATACGTAGCTCAAGTCCACTAGCGTCAAACCCTACAAGTTTGTATCCATCCCTTGCAATCCAACACTGTCGGCATTCCTTGCCATACGGTGAGTAGCCTGCCGGAACTTGGGCTAGGTTAGGTTTAGAGTGTGTCATCCTGCCAGTGACAGCACCATTAGTGTTTACATATCCATGCACTCTGTCTGTGTCTGGGTTAGCTTCATCTACCCATGACTGCACTTGAGCAACACGCTTCTGCAACATCAGGTACTCAGCGATCATAGCTGCTTGAGGTATGTCCTTCACTGTAGATAGGACTGACTCATCTACCATTGGCTGACCTGTAGGTGTCAGCTTCTTAGGTTTCCATCCAAAGTCTACTAGGTACTCGCCTATCTGCTGACGAGACCCAAGGTTAAATGGCTTGAGCATCTTACGCATGAAGGGAGATCTGTCACCAGTGTCCATCACACGCTGGTACTCATCGTCAGTGAGCCCTACCTTAGATAGACTGCCGTCCTTCTTGGTCTTAGGTACCACCTGTCTAACGTCCACCCACTTAGGTTTGAATACCTCATGCACTTCATCTTCCACAGCCAGCTTACGTTCCTTCAGGGTAGCCAGTAAGTCAGCGGAGTGTCTCATGTCCAAGAGCCAGCCGTTAGCTATCTGCTCCTGCACAATCCACTGCACCTCATGCTCAAGGTCAATAGACTCTTGGCTAAACTTACGTAGCTCTAGCTTGAGCTTGTGATATGCCTGAGCTGTCACACGGACATCTTGGATACAATACTCAACCATCTCATTGGATAGGCATGACCAATCATCATGGTCTCCCTTGCCGCCAAAGTTAGCTAGCTTGTGTCCACCCTCACGCTGTGGGTTAGCAAGCCTTGACAGTACCAAGGTATCCACCACCCTACGCTTGTCCACTGTGATACCCCAGAGCTTCTCTAGCACCGGCAAGTCAAAGCCTATGAGGTTGTGACCTACCACTGGGAAGTCGCCCTGTAGTGCCTGTGAGAGACTGTCCTTGTCATAGTGAGCCTGAGCTTCACCGTCCTGCATAGTCACTGCTACCCAGATGGTGTCAGGATCAAGACCATTGGTCTCTATGTCTAAGAATAGATCAGAGTGCATTAGCCTTATCCTCCTGTGGCTTGGGCACCTCACGCATCCTGCCTGTGATCTTGTCGTACTTCAGGTAGCAACATGCACCAGTAAGTCCAGCATAACGATTCTTAAGGATACGCACTGTGGTTGTATTGCGTCTCTCCTCGTTCTCATTCTGCTGGTCACGCTCAAGACCAATCACCATGTCGGACAACTGAGCAATAGCTTGTGATCCACGTAGTTCACTTAGGCTTATCTGCCCACCGTCCTCGTGTGCCCTGCCTTGAGTACGCTTGAGGTGTGACACAAGGAAGAGACCTACGCCTAGCTCCTGCACCAGTGACCGTAGCTTAGTCATGATAGCGTCGATAGCCTTGCGCTCATCTGCGTTGTCCTGTGCTGACACAACGATGGATAGGTGGTCTAGGATAATCCACTTGCAGTCTAACGCTTTTGCCATGTAGCGCACGCGAGCCAACAGATTGTCTTCGCTAGTGCTACCCCAGTGATCGAACAGATAGTACCGACCAGTGCCCATAGTCTGCTCCCAGAAGGGGAAGGCAACCTCAGGGTCTAGGTCTTCCTCCAAGTGCAAGGGACAGTCTGCTGCTACTGACATCACGCCCAGTGCAGTGCGAGCTACGTCCTCCTCTAAAGCTAGGATACCAATGTTGTCCTCCGTAGCGTTTAGTAGGTAATACTCTAGCTCTCTGACTATCTGTGACTTACCCATGCCAGAGCCACTTGTGATTGTCACCAGTTCATATGGCCTGAATCCTTTGGTGTATGTGTTCATACCTTGCCAAGGATATGGCACTGAACTGACCTTGATCTTGTTGGTCAAGGCATCCCATGTGTCATTGCCTGAGACAATACCATCTGGCTGATAGACCTTAGCATCCCACCATGATGACACAAACTCCTTCACCCGTCTGGCCTGTAGCATCTCATTGGCATCCTTGAGTGGGAGCCTAACGATCTTCAGCTTGTTGGGACTGAACAGATCCTTGACATCTGCTACAGCCTGCTTACCGGCCTTGTCGTTATCGAAGCACAGCACGATGTTATCGTACCCTTCGAGCCACTCTAGCTGCTCCTTGATTTCCTTGGATGCTGATGAGGCACCTGATCTCAAGGACACTACATCGTATCGCCTGTCGAACATCTCTGCTACTGACAGACAGTCCACTTCTCCTTCTGTGATTGTTAGGAACTTACCGCTACCTCTGCATGTCTGCTGTCCAAAGAGTCCAACACCTTCAGTGCTGCCGGTGGCAAAGAAGTCTTTGTTCTGCACCAGCCTGACCTTGGTACCTTTCACCTCGTCAGTGTCACAGGCATAGTAAGGGTAGATATGCTTCGCTATCTTACCTGATGAGTCGTACTCCACTGTCACACCGTACTTAGCACAGGTGGCTTTGGTGATACTTCTCTCAGGGATGTCGGCTACTACTCCTGTCAAGTCTAGCTTCCTCCTTAGTTCAGTTGGTTTAGTAGAGGTGACATTGCTGCCACCCGTACTAAAGTCATGGCAGGAGAAGCAATAGCTACCTCCATCTTCGTACACTGCCTTAGCGTCAGAGGAGCCACACGCATTGCATGGCTCATGACGTACAAACTTAGAGTGCTGGATCGACACTAGCAGAATCTGCTTGGAGGATACGAATACCATTCATGTACACAGGTACCCCATGTACAGGGTGCATCTTACCAAACTCAAATGAGACACGGAAATTGCCGCTAGGTACTTCATCAGCCAAAGCTAAGTCCACCGCTGACTGACCGTACTCCTGAACCGCTGCTGCAATAGCTGCTTCCTCATCCAAGTTATCCTCAGACTGTTGCTCAACGATGAAGTCAGACACAGCACGTATGTCTACACCATCATTCGTAATGAGCTTCACAGGGAAGTTACTATTGAACTTACGCTGCATGATCTGCTCGGGTGGTTCGCCAAAGGGTTTTAGACGTACACCCATGTTCTCAAAAGTCTGGGCATCGGTATCACTCAATGTCATGAGAACACTGAATCGTCCTGTGTCCTTACCTTGGAACTCCTCAGTTTGCTTAACGTGTACGAAGTTTGCTTTACCTTCAATTACCGGCATGTATTTCTCCTATAGTTACCGATTGATGATAGTGCTAGACAGCTATAAATTTACAATTGTAAGTTTATTTTCGTTGTCTAACACTATAGTATTATACAGATGCGTGACTCAGTTGTCAACAACATCGTACAAAATAGTACCATCTTCCTCCTCTGTCATGTCGAATAGTGTTTGATTACTGGTGTGTAAACACTCGTCACATAGGTCGAGGAACTCACCTGTCTGCTTGTCTTTCCTGACTGACTCATAGTCCTCAAGCAGTTTGTTACATGCCTTACAGCGCATTAGTGTATCTCTCCTGAGCTGTTGAACAACTGGTCGTGCATCGCCTGTACCTGTGACAGTGGTCTGTTCTCTAAGTCCTGCATGAGATGATCTGCACATATGACTAGCATTTCACTTACTGGCATGACGTTGATGCGATAGTCTACTAGCTCTCGACACATGCGCTCAATGGGATCTACCTCATTGGGATCTGTCACATCTGCATCGTAGCTGTATGAATCACTCATATAAATACTCCTTTAACCATTCATCTGTTGCTGAGGTTAGGTGGCCGTACTGCTCGACTTCTCTTGCGTATGTGTCACCGTACTCCCAGCTATCATACGTCAATGGTGACTTGGCTGCAACAAACCATCGTGCATGTGGATTGTCGCGCTCCTTCTTCACACCTTGGTATGTCTTGAGCACTCGCCACTCCCATCCCTTTGGATTCTTGAATGTGGCGTAAGGCTTTGATACGTCTACAGTTTTTCCAAACTTGGTTCTGTTACTCATTGCTTGCTCCTAGTCTGCATTTCTGTTGAGTTTGAAAACGTACACATCTTTCTTACTAGGGTGCATGTAGAGATTGTAGCGCCCTCGGCAATACTTATGTGCTGCGTTATGCACATTAGCACGCTTGGTCTTTTCCACCAAGAACCACTCTCCCTCTCGCATGTTCTGCAACAACGGTTTCCAACTTCCTTTGCCTCGTGAGTGTAGTTGCTCGGGCGCTGCTGATTTGTTTACCTTGTAGAATTGCATTTGTTTTCTCCTATTTATTTACAATTGTAACTTTTTTGTAGTAAGTGGTGACGATAGTCTGCAACCCAGCTACGTCCTCCACGGTCATGGACTTGAGTCTCCCAGCGTGGGGGAAGTACCAGCTACGCTTGCCCAGATGCACACCCAAGTAATGGGAGCCTGAAGTCAAACCAAAGCGGCGCTTATTTACTCGTAGTCGATAGATCATTGTAGTTCTCCTAGTGGTTTTGATGTTGTGTATTATACTTGTGAATTGTGAGTGAGTCAATCAAGCTCACTCTCCCATGTGTCGCACTTGTGACAGTAGTATGATTCTGCATACTGCATCACTGTTGCTCTGCCTGACAGGTGCTCCCATTCTGCTGGGTGATGTTCCCATTCGTGGTCGCACTCGTCGTAGTCTACTAGCTTTAGCTCTTCGCTGTCCATTAGTCATCCTCGCCTATTTGAAATCTGAATCCGTCATCATGAAAGAAAATGATCTCATCCTCTATCACGCTCTCTCGATGCCAGTTTAGCTCACGTATAACCTCACGCACAACCTTTTTATCTATGAGCAGGCGCTCGGCTATTCCTTCCATTGCACTTCTGTCCACCTTTAAGTGTACGCCGTGTTGGATGTTAAGTTTAGTCCAAGTTAGGTCATCCCCATTATCATGGGTGGTCATCGTTACTTTTCTTACATTATGAAAGTTCATTATCTATCCTCGTTTTTTTACAATTGTAAATTCTTGTGTATGGGTGAGCAGTTTATCCACATACTCAGGTGGCTAGGGATTACCCCGCTGTCATCAGATAGTCATAGTGTACCTGAGACACTTGCTCGCCGTCAACATCACGCTACTGCGATCAGATTAGTGTCTACCACAAAGTTGCCGTCATCCTTCTTGGCCTTGCCTTTTGCTACCAATCCGACAACAACCTTACCGGCCTTGACGTTCACAAGATCTGAGGCGTCGCCGTCAATGACTCTGCGTCCCTTGTAATGTTCTGGCATACCACCACGGAATACCACCGATATAGGCGCATTGGTGTGCCAAGCCTTAGCAACATGCTTTTGATAGGCCGACTCGTTACTGTACGAAAACATCAACTCGTAATTGTCAGGTGTCTTGCCCAGCCTTGACGCATTCTTGGTGTAGTCATAGAAGAAAATATCGGGAAACTCTTGCGGTATCCCATGCTTTTCCCAAGGTATGTCTGACAGTACATTGAGACGCACCGCTGCCTTGACACCCTGACGCTTACAAAGCTTGTCAAAGTTGCGAAGTTCTTTACGCAACTGATCCAAGAAACCAGCCCGATCACTATGCCACCAATCAGACTTGCGTTGCCTGCCAGCCTTGACGTTTGAGAATACGCCCATGCCTGCTGACTCAAGGCAAGACTTTGCACAGCCTGCCACGTTCCGATAGGGACAAAGTATATCGTCCGGCATAAGTGATAAACCCGCAAGCCGATACTCTTGGCTGCTCTTGTCGCTCTTGTTTAGTTTAGTGTTTCCACCCGTAGTATCCAACAATTTCATTTTCTATCCCTAGTTTTTTACAATTGTAAATTTTATGCTGTCAATTCTAGCACGAACATATACACAATGCCAAGCCACATAGCCATGACAATGGTTCCGCCTAAGATCGCTGGCAACACCCCATTGTGTCGCCGTGGTTTATCGTCACGCTTGTGTGGCGCAAAATCTCGCATGCTACTCATGATTCCAACTCCTTTTCCTTTTCTACAATCTCGATCACTTTACTTAAGATTCTACGGTCGTGATCGGTCATTTCCCTCAGCGCGTCAAATGTTCCCTCGATTGAGTACAGGCTCTCACACAGGTATTTCCTAGTCAATGCCTGATTCTTTTTGGCCGGTTGCATATTAATTACCGTATTCATTTGCTTTATGCTCATTAACATTTTTCTATCCTTAATTTTTTACAATTGTAAATTCTAAGCCTGCCAGAGCATTCTAGCAGGCCATGATTCCCAAGTCTACTTAAGCGCTGCGATCAATTGCTTGGCAATCTGCGCTTGTGCCTCGGGTGATTCCGCCGATACCTTATTAAAGAATTCAATCAGCACCGGATCGACTAAACCGCTGGGCGCTCCGGTATCGGTCGATTCCTCTTCGCCTTCACCACCAGCGCTTGGCTTGCTTGGCTTTTTCTCCGAGGCTTTGGTCGCTTCACGCGCCGCCTTTATCTCGGCCACCATATCGACGTAGCACTCGGGAGCACCAGCAAAATCCTTACAATATTTTTTAAACTCCGACAATGTGACACCAATCCGAGCACATCCCTCTTGCTTGCTCATCTCGCTAGCGTTCTTGAATCCTGCAGCGTTTACGAATGCTGTCTGGAATGCCTTAAATTGTGCCTCATCATGGCCATGAATCGCTGGCTTGAATATCTCAAACAGTTCTGCCATTTGAATTTTAGCTTTTGTTTCGTTGGCTATCATCTTGCGTACCAGTTCGCGTGATGCCTTGGCTTGCTCGGCGGTCATGATCTCGTTTGCAATGGCTTTATTTAATTTCATTTTGTGTATCCCTATGTTTTTGATTGTACTGTTTGTTTATACAGTATCGGTGACTTCTTTGCCGCCGATGAGTGAACCGTCTCATAGATTGACCCTGATCGCAACACCTTGAGCGAAAATAAATGCACTTTTTTTTACAATTGTAAGATTATTTTTGTGTGCGTATGTATATAAAGGAAACAGTCGAGATGCTCATGCAATAAGTGTGCCAAGGTATGCCAAAGGGTACTTGAGTGATCCTCACACTTTGGCATGCATCTTGCATATACTTGGGTAACCTTGAGCATGCAAAAGACGTGCCAAGTCTACATGAATTCTACTCAAGTTAACATGAGGGTGGCTCATGTACAAAGGGACGGGGGTGGTGCGCGCGCGTGCTATTACACTGTAGTTGGCACTCAGGTACATCAAAAGTAAAATTAGAAAAAATAGGTAAATGTGAGTATTCACTAACAAAGCCAAGTCCTTGAATACTAAGGAATAATCCAGCACTGTAAATTAACACGTAAAAGGACTTGACAAATGATCAAAAGTATGCTATAATAGTTAAGTATTCTTAAGAACAACTAAGGCAAAATACATTATGAATGATAATGAACCACCTAAAAGGAAAAGAGGTAGACCTAAGAAAACTGATGTATCCTCAAGAGCTAGAGGAGGCAGGGGTAAAGTAGGTAGACCTAAAGGTGATGCTGGTATCATCAATGAGTACAAAGCTAGGATGTTGGCTAGTCCTAAGTCACGTAAGGTACTAGATGCTATCTTTGATGCTGCTTTAGATAATGAGCATAAGAATCAAGCAGCAGCTTGGAAGCTAGTTATGGATAGAATGTTACCCTTAAGTTACTTTGAGAAAGACAGTGCAGGAGGTAGATCTGCTGTGTCCATAACGATCTCAGGTATAGGTGCAGGTACTGTGGAAACTGATGTTACACCTAACGAACCAATAGAAGGCGAGTTTAACGATGTTTAAGCACTTTACTAGAGAAGAGTTTGTGTGTCAAGCCACAGGTGAGAATGAGATAGAGGATGAGTTAATATATGCCTTGGATGAACTTAGAGAGCACTGTGGTTTTCCTTTTGTTATCACAAGTGGCTATAGATCACCTGACCATCCTATTGAGCTAGGTAAGAAAAAACCGGGTACACATGCACAAGGCATAGCAGCAGACATAGCTGTGTCCTCTGGTCTACAAAGGTACACTATAGTAAAGAATGCTATTAAGTTAGGCTTTACTGGTATTGGTGTTGCCGGAGGCTTTGTGCATGTAGACATTAGAGCTACTGATACACCTGTAATGTGGACGTATAGTTAGTGCTTACTAACAGAGAGTACAAGAAGACTTTAGCACAGCAAGAGGATCTAAACTGGGACGGAGATCCTGATTTAGATGCTGAGTATGAGTGTGAAGAAGAAAAAGACTTAGATGAGTTAGTAGTTAAGTATTTCTATGACTGATCTTAACATACAACTACTGGATTGGCAGCAACAAGTATGGGAAGACCCTACTAGATTTAAGATTGTAGCTGCCGGTAGACGTACAGGTAAGTCAAGACTAGCTGCTTGGATGTTGATTGTTAATGCTCTACAGGCAGACAGAGGCCATGTGTTTTATGTAGCTCCAACACAGGGACAGGCCAGGGACATCATGTGGCAAACACTATTGGAGCTGGCGCACCCTGTTGTATCTAACGCACACATAAACAACCTACAGATTAAACTAGTCAACGGTGCAACCATCAGCCTCAAGGGTGCTGACAGACCAGAGACTATGCGTGGTGTGTCACTAAAGTTCCTAGTGATGGACGAGTACGCTGACATGAAGCCTGAAGTCTTTGAGCAGATCCTTAGACCTGCCTTGGCTGACCAGAAAGGTGCTGCACTGTTCATTGGTACACCTATGGGGCGTAATCACTTCTACGACCTGTACAAGTACGCAGAGCTAGAGGACGATGAGTCTTATACTGCATGGCACTTTACAAGCTATGACAATGAGTTGTTAGACCCAGATGAGATTGACCTAGCTAAGAAGTCTATGTCATCCTACGCATTCCGTCAAGAGTTTATGGCATCCTTTGAAGCTAGAGGCTCAGAGATGTTCAA